AGAGTATGACCCGGACATGGACCAATTACTATTCTATCTTCCCCTTGCAGGATCAGCTTTCAAGAAAGTTTATTATGACAGCTTGATGAAGCGTGCTGTCGCAAAATTTATTTCTGGTGAGGATCTTGTTATAAATTACATGGCGACGGATCTACAGAATGCAGATCGAGTTACACATATCATTAAGACAAGCGCCAACGACATTAGAAAACAGCAACTGCAAAAATTTTACCGTGACATTGAATTAAAAAGTGGAACAGTGGAAACAAGTGAAGTTGAGGAAAAGATAAATACACTCGAAGGCGTTCAACGAGAATACACCGATAAGGATGACGAGCATACAATTTTGGAAATGCATGTTAATGCGGATGTTCCAGGATTTGAAGATGAAAGCGGAGTTAAGCTTCCTTACATTATTTCTATTGATCAATATTCAACTGAAGTTTTATCCATAAGAAGAAACTGGAAAGAAGGCGATACCAATTTTGCAAAGAATGATTATTTTGTACATTACAAGTTCCTCCCAGGACTGGGGTTTTACGGCTTTGGTCTAATACATATGCTAGGTGGATTGTCAAGAACTGCAACAAGTGTTTTGCGACAATTAATTGATGCAGGCACTCTTGCCAATCTGCCGGCAGGTTTTAAGGCGCGTGGCATGCGTATACGTGATCAGGATGAACCGTTGCAACCTGGTGAGTTCAGGGACGTTGATGTTACAGGAGTTTCAATCAAGGAGTCACTGTTGCCACTTCCTTACAAGGAACCATCTCAAACTTTATTTGCCCTTTTAGGATTCGCAGTTGACGCTGGAAAATCTTTTGCGGCAATCGCAGACATGAAGATGGGTGAAGGCAATGAACAGAATCCAGTTGGAACAACTTTAGCTCTTTTGGAAAGAGGAACAAAAGTAATGAGTGCTATTCATAAAAGATTGCACTATGCACAAAAAATTGAATTTAAGTTATTGGCAAAAGTGTTTCAATTATACTTGCCCCCTGAATATCCATATCAAGTAGTTGGCGGAAACCAAATGATTAAACAAACGGACTTTGATGATCGTGTTGACATCATTCCTGTTTCAGATCCGAACATATTCTCAATGGCGCAACGTGTCACTTTGGCGCAACAGCAGTTGCAATTAGCCACTGCTAATCCAGCACTTCATAATATGAGAGAAGCGTATAGAAGAATGTATGATGCGATGGGAGTGGATAATGTGGAGGCAATTTTAAAACCTGATCCAGAGTTACCGGAACCAATGAGTCCGTCAACTGAGAATGCAGGAGCAATGAATGGAAAAACTCCTAAGGCATTTCCAATGCAGGATCATGAAGCGCACATACAGACACATGCAGAATTTATGTTTACAAGAATGGTTCAGATTAATCCACAGGTATATTCAATGCTACAGGCACACATTTGTGAGCATCTTAGCATGATGGCTGCAGCACAGGTTCAGGAAGAATTCAAACCTCAAATGGAACAAATGAAGCAGGCACAACAGCAGGCACAGCAAAATCCACAAATGGCACAGCAAGTAGAACAACAAATGAATCAACTCATTAATGCACAGGCTGCCAAACAGGCTCAAATAGAGGCGAAGATGACAGCATCATTAGCACAAGATGAAGAAGCTCGAATGAAACGAGAAGCTGAAGATCCACTAATCAAGCTTAAACAGCAAGAGATTGATCTTAAGGCTATGGAAACACAGGCTAAGCTTCAAAAAGATATGCTGGTGGATTCTGAAAAACTTGACATTGAAAGAGACAAGCTGGAGGCAGATACAAGTATTAACTTGATGAAAGCTTCCGCAGATGTTAGTAAGGAAGATTCCGAAGAAGCGATGACTCTCTTCAAGGAGAATATGATCAACTCAAGGGAGGCAATGAAGCAACACTCTGCGGAAAAGGTAGCGAGGGAAAATGCTAAAAATAAAACAAATGGATCTACTAAAAAATAAAATAGAAAAAATAGCTTCCGCCATGAAAAAGATTGAAGCGGCAGCCAGTAGTGAAATTAAAAATCAGGATGAATATCTACAGGTGTGTGGAGCGTTACTAGCTGTAACAAGAAACATGTATGTAGAAGCATTGGGTACTCATGGAACAGCTCGCATGTTCCAGGAAGTTGCTGATACTTTCATGATTCAGGAGGAATTGATGGAGGAATTTTATTCTGAAGGAATACCAACGATACACTAATGCCTT